CCTTAAGGGTATCGAGTGCCCCGCTGTAATTACCGACATTCCGATTAAACCGGCCGACATTAGCGTCTGCTGCTTTCAACCGTGCATCCAATTCTAACGCTCGCGCACTTGCCTCTTTCGCCTCTTTGCTATTGGCGCCGAATTGTACGGCTAAATTCTTTGCTTCTTTAGCGGCTGCGTTATACTCCTTTTCCAGCTTCTTATAAGCGTCAGTAAGTCCTAACGCCTCCTGGGCTTGTTCCTTTAGGGCTTTGTTTTGTTCAGCCTGGGCAACCTTCAGTTGGGCCATCTTTTGTGCCTCAGCAGTAAAAAGGTCGTTTAATTTTTCCTGCTGTTTCTGAAGCTCTGTCTTCTTCTTTGCAAGTTCATCCTCTGTTTTTGCCAGCTCAGCGGCAGCCTTATTCATATCTTTGAACCCGGTGGCGCCGCCGAGTTGCTTGTTTAACTCAATTGCTTTAGCAACAAGTTTTTCAAAGGCAGCAACATTCACGTCAGTTTGTTTACCTAACTGCTCAAATTGGGCTAACGCCTCTTTACTTATTAAATTCTCAATGCGTTCTGACATGCGCTTTCTTTAATTGTTCAACTTTTTGCCAGTACTTTTTTTCTAGCTGCACGTATTTACTTACCGTCAATTCATCCAAATCATAATTCGTGCGCTGCATCTCCTCAATCTCAATCAACATCTTATCGAAGTAGTCCCGCTTTGGTTTCTCTTTCCCCGACTCGGACATCTTTTGTTCCAACTGTTTTATAAGTTGCTTAAGCTGGATATATTTTAACCTGCTCTTATTGGCAATCCTATTCAGTAGTGGCAGGTAATCGATCGGGTTATAGGATGTTGGACTGAACGAGTATCCCAGATTTCTTACACTCTCTGCAATGCTGTCACTGTAACGGGTTGATAGGAATTTAATGCAAGCGTCAACTAAGGATAAATGACTCTGCAGGCGCTGTATATCTCTACTTAACGTCCATTCCTCTACTGAATCAATAGTATCACCACGTAGTTCATAGTATTCTGCGAGTATCAGCAACCAGGCTTCAGATAGTTGTTGTTCGCTTGCCTTGCCGTCGATGATCAGGGATTCAAATTTGTTGTCACATAGTACATCCAGGAACCGAACCATAGGGAGTTTGCTACAGGTATGATACAAATTTCCTTGCGGTAATACCTGCGGCGCGGGCTTGCTCCGCTTCCATGTAGGAGACTTTACCGTCTGGAAGATCATAGATAACCATGAACTTTTTCTGTTTAATAGCATCCTGCTTAGCATCCGCTGTTGCTTTATTAATTAGCTCCTGTCGTTCCTTTTGATTTGGTAGGCATCCGATACACATATTATCCGAATTTGAATCCTAACTTTTTTGTGATTCTGGTTTGCAAAGCGGGCTGCAGATACAGAGGTATATACTCCTCGCTCTTGCTTTCCTTCGACAATCCGAATATCTTGTCGCCGTACTTCTTACGGAGTTTGTCCGTTTTCTCGTCGGCCGATGAAAGCGAATACGAACTCGCATTCACATCAACGAACATATCACCCCAAAACGAACCAGTGTCCCTTAGCGTTACCCATCTCGTCTCCTGCCCCTTCTCGTCTTTCAACATGATGGTCAGGTCGGAGTATGACGGTGTGATCTCGGTACCGTCCGATCTTTTACCTAACGACATCTGCCCTTGGTTCAGCGTGATAATATCACCAGACGTTTCAATTACCGATTCCTGCAATTCACTTAGCAGGTCAAAGCCTCTCAGCCTTCTTTGCATCTCGTGTAGTGTAAGACTCATGTATCTGTTGATAAGCGAATTTTAAAAGCGTTCGCCGGCCGTTCTCGCTGTGTTGTTTAAATGTAGTCCTCATATTAGCCTCAATGAACTCAGCTTCAGTAAACCGGCTCCAATGCTCAACACTGAAGCCGGTATTATCAACGATAACGGTCATTAGCTAGAAGCTGATTCAATGATGAAGGCTACACCGTCCTTATCCTCAAATCCTTCCATTTCTATTGGGGATGCTTTTAAAACTGAAGGAATAGCCAACTGGATAGTAGTTTCTGCACCGTCGAACTCCTGAGCATATGCCAAAGCGTTTACAGTAACATCAAATGCTTCATCAGCTGCATTGTCTGCCACTAATGTTACGCTGCTGGCGGATCCATCGGACTTAAAGAAGCGCCAGGCAGTTGTTTCAAGCAAACTTGTTTTGTAAGCGTCGTACAAATTCACGTCACTGATCTTGCTACGCACCTGAACAGTCGCTACATTACCGGTTTGATCCAGGATAGTAAGCTCTACATCCTGCAGACCGGCCAGATCCAGCAAGTTGAAATCAACTTTCAGGAATCCGAGATTGCCGCCATTCAAGTAGATTGGATCGATAATGAACCGCATATTGAACAGCGCAGATTCAGCACCGGTGTTTGGTCTCCATGGGAGAACCCGGAACTGATCGACAGGAATACCCTTCAGGTATACGCCGGACTTGTAGCCGATCAGTACGCTGTTTTTATCGAAGAACAGAAAGTGCTTGTTTGCCCCGCTGTTCTTCGCCAACTCTTGGTGAAGCTGTACACCCCCGTTTAGATAACGGAAGGTCCAGTCATAAAAACCGTCCTTCACATATATCTTATCGCCATAATCAGTTGTATTGATGGTGATGTCCTCGGTGTTGTCAGTGATATTAGACAGCTTCGGATATGGGAATACCCGTGTGCCTATGGCTGCATGGATTTTCGTTTCAAAGAACGCCAGCAAACCCGCCACATCTGACTGAGCGATTTGGAAATTTGGCGGTACCTGGATTGCACCAATGATCTTGTCCAGATCAATGAAGCACTCTCCCACTCCGGTGTTGCCGTAGTTGGTCGCGCAAAGTGGTTTGTTAAGTGTTGCCATTTTTATCGAATTATTTTGTTAACATTTTAGTTTTATATTGAGCGTAATGTCTCTTAGTTCAGTGCCGTCTACCCGGTCGTTGAATACATTGTTGTTATTGATCTGACTGCCGTAGAAGTACATATCAGTTTCCTTGTATTCCAATTCTCCCTCATACGTGAACTGCTTATGCAGCGACAACTGTTTTATCAGCTCATCTTTGATTGGGTGAATGATGGGTTTGAAGTTTAATTCTGTGCGTTGCTCAGATATATAGTTTGCTTCTGTAATGTTGCAAACCAACATCCGAAGTTTCGTAGCACCATAGAACCCTTCAGCTCCCTTTTCAATGGTTATATCTGTGAACAGGATAACCAACGGAAACTTTTTATGCGCCTCTGTTGGGCTGTCAGTCAACTGTTGCAACCGGTTTGCAATCTCCTTCGGGTGCCCATACATGTAATACACGGGACCATATCCAAATGACGCAGATGTTAGCGCGGTGTTCACTTTTGCAACTACCGCAGATATTTCATCTACTATGTAAACCGGCGCGTCCATTATATATTGAACTCGTTTATAGGTCTGAACTTTTTAAGCATGCACCAAACATCCTGATCGGCCCACTCGGCGTAATCATCTTTCCTTGCGTCGAGATAATCCACCAGTTCGCAGACCCCTGCAGACATTTCGTTCCATGCTCTTGTTAACTTAACCGACATACTAGCGGTATCAGCGTTTTCATGCTTGCCTTTTGTTTCACCTGTGCTTGCTGTTTGCGTATGATTATTACGCATGTACCAGTAATACACATAGTTGGCAATGAGGCTCGCCTTACTCGTTCCGGTGCTTGTGTTGATAGCCAGTGTTGCAGACTTGTAGATATAGATATCGTTTACAGCAAACTGCCCACTAACGAGAGTGAGTTGATTGCCAACAATACTATACTCCGAAGTCAATAACTGCCCAACGCCACGTTGCTCTAAAATGAAGTCCTTTCCAACCAAAGCAGCAGGTATAGTAGTACCGCTACTGCCTGCAGCCGGATCATAAGTACCCCCGGCGCCCACTTTAACCGAAATAGTATTGAGCGCGTCCAGGGCGTTTAAAACTGTTGGCGGCTGAGATACTAATCCTTTCCAAAATCTTACTTTCGAATTGGTATCAGTATACTCTGCGCCCTCGATCAGATCCGTCCATTTCTGCGCAACTGGCACAACTTGCAACCCGGCTTTGAGCGCCTTATAAAGTGAATATCCTAACACGTCGTTTAAGAATTGTTCTTCATATTTCTCAATAAAAAGATCAACTAAACCACCAACGGCAGTTTGTGACGTGTTAGGAATACTCAACTCGCCTACAAAGTATGTGCGGTCAATAAGAGACATTAGCTACCAGAATCAATGAGTGATACAATGCGGTCCAGTTCGTCATACAGCAACGCATCCTTGCGATTGTCGCTGATGTAATCGTGGTAACGCACCTCGGCAATTACGCTGAACTGGTTACGACGGAAATCGTCGCTGTTGTATCCTACTTTCAGTACCATGTTTTTGTACGTATCAACATTGTACTGATTGATGTCGCCTACCAGCGCATAACCCTCGGCTACCTTGTTGCCCTCACGCATCATGCTTTGCAGTCTCTGGATAAATGGAGGCACCAGGTATAACCGGTCTGTCGCGCTTTTCTGCATTTCGATCAGGGCCCCGGTAACTGGGTTAACACCAATGAAGTTTGCGTTGAAGTTCTTTTTGCCAATCTGAGCGATTGCGGATCGGAGAGCATCGTACAGGTTAGCGTCATCAACCTTATTATTGAGGCCAGTGATGGTATACAATTTCGCTACGTTGATTACAGCAGCATAGATTGCGTCATCCCACTTGCGGGCCACTTCTTCAGTAAGAAGGCGCTGAACGATCGTAGTGAAACCTGGCAGGTCCTGGTCGAATTCCTCGGTAATAGTGGACATAGCCGCAATTTTCTTCGCGGTTGACATCTCCACCTTAAACCGGGTATTCCACAGGGGTTTCTGTGCGCCTTCCTGCACTTCAGCAGCGGCGCCTTCAACGCTGGTTTCATTCACCCATGGCAACATGCTGAAGTTTGTACTCCCCCTGTTCACATAGTTGATAATGAAATTCGGGTTGTACATGATGCCGAAAAAGTTTGTAGCATCCAGTGGTGCAGCGGCAGGCAGATACGGGCTATTAGGTGGCGGTGTCATCGGCTGTATGCTGTTTCCGATAGATGTACTACCAGCAGTTTTCAGTGTGATGCCATCCAGAGGTATCTCAACGTTACCCTGTCCGGCTTTTTGAACTGCTTTTATTTCAGCCAGTACTTCCTTGTCGGATAATACATCTGCCAATGTTTTAGGCTTTGCAGAGTTGCCTGTTTCTTTAAGTGCGTTGATTGTAGTACCCTGCTCTTTAATGGCAGCTTCCAGTTTACCCATGGAATCAGACAGCTTGGCTATCTCATCCGTTTTGAATTTTTCGAAATCATCAGATTTCAATAAGCCTTTAACGACGTCCGTGTGTTTGTCGTTAATACTTTTTTCGAGGGTGGCGAATTCCTTTTTTATTTTATTCGCCGCCTCATCGCCAACCTTGACTACAAGGCTGTCGAATTGTTCTTGTGTTAATGCCATTGTGAACCTTAGTTATAGGTTAAACAATAATTTTTACTTCTTTTATAGCCTTGTTAAGATCGAATGATTGCGGCTGCTTCTCAGTGCCTTCTGGCGGCTGTTCTTCAGTGCTATATGTCTTAACACGTTCTACGCTTTGCGTGGGGGTCATTGTGTTTGACCCAACTGGCACAGCAGACCCTTCAATACACTTTGCCTCCCTCACTGCCCAGAAGTAACCCTGCGCCTCAGCTACTTCTTTATTAGCGATGTCATCAATGTACTTATTCCATGTAGCAAACTCCTCTTTCCAATACTCGTCATCGTCATTGATGGCGAGTTCAAGGATTACGTATCGCATACCAACGCTATGGTTCTTCACATAACCCTTACGGTACTGATCGAACATGAATGTGTTACGCTCATTATCGATAGTGCTTTCAA